AGCCCAATGTTTTGGGTTTCCGCATGGCATTTGTGTGTCAACTTCTGGAAGTCCATTAATGGGGTATGTCACCGTTCTCCCACACGGACACGTTATTTTCCAATAAGGTTTAGCCCCATCATATGAAAAATACATACCATAATAACCGGCAATCTCTCCAATCCTTTCTTCTGCCTCAATTTTTAGCTTTTCAATGTTATCAGTCATTTTCTATCCTTTCCCCGGCTTTCGGCGGTTTGTTTGCGGCGTTTCCGGCGCTTGGTTTAAAACCATTCTTGTATATTCCCATTCTTCATCTGTCATCCAAGACGGTTTATAAATATAATATGCTGGTATTATTGGTTTACAATCCATATTCAAGAACCCTTAATGATCTCTCTATGGCATTATGTATTTTGCAACTCTTAATATTCTCGCCTGATTCGTCTTCTATATACCATCTTTCAAGGATGAAATCTAATTCATCAATCCTATTTTGGATATCTCCGATATTTTCTACTTCACTTTCAAGCCTATAATTACACCCACAATCGTTTGATACAAAAAGTTTTATCATTTTGTGTAACTTTCCCCATCTGGAGCTTTCCCAACCGGCTCAACTATCGGCGTTGCAATCCCACCAGGCGCTTTTCCTTCTTTATCTGTCAAGGCAACCTGTGTTTTTAGTTTCATCGTTACACCCATCAAATCAGCCTTAATCTGTGCCAAACTTATTCCCTGAGATTGGCTCAATTCCATCATCTTGGTGTTCATTCTCATTCGTTCAAGCTCTAACTTATTCTGCCGTTCAAGTTCAGCGTCTTGTGCCTTCGCCTGTATTTCTGACTGAGTTGCTTGGCTCTTGGCTGTTATCTCTGCCATGTCTGATTTCTGGACAAGTTGGGCTTTCTGCATGTCACCCTGGACTTTCATTTTTGTTGATTCAATTCTGGGATCTTGTGGCTTTGGTTGTTTTTTCAATGCTTCTTTTGCTGCTGCATAATCCTCGTCTGATTTCAGGATGTCAAGTTTCAGTGCTTTGAACAACTGCTTAGATGCTTTTTCCCAATCTACAATCATATTTATATCCGGATCGTTCTTGGCTGCTAAAATTTGTATGAGTGTTTGTGCCTGCTGGTCACGTTCTAATAAAACAGAAGTTCCCCGGGCATCTACATTAAAATCACCCTTGATCTCTGCTTTTGGATTGTATTGCATGTTCCAATGGTAATATCTTTTTAGGTGTGGCCTGGTTATTTGGTCGTCATAAAGCTTGACCCGGCCTCTTAATGTCACGTTGTTGGCATCAACCATTATATTTGTTGCGCCTAAAGTTTCCGGGGCTTCTGCTTTCTCACCCTGGAAAAGCATCGGAAGTGAAGTTTCAATGTCGATAAACTTTGTGATTAAGTCAATGACTGCTTGGATTGATTCTTGATTATTTATTAGCTGGAATTGATTAAATACTTTTTGAACGTCAATATCATCTTCTAATAACCGCCATATTTTCTTGCCAGTGATTTCCCACACACCATCGTCAGGTTGAACACCAGGCCCGACAACAAGATTAGCGCCTGAAGAATCACCCATATTATCCATAAGTGTTCGCCATGCTGCTGTCATCATCCGCTGCAACCACATTAAAGTCCTTGGATATCCCATTCCCCAAGGACTGTCTGTTACTGTTGTCCATGTGAAGAAATCGTACGGCATGTCACCGGTATCGAGAGTGTTGAGCAAAGCCTTAATCGGCCTGTTGTTAACAAAAACGACACACGCACTAAATGACTGTGATATCATGTCATGTGTAATATCAACTCCAAACGCTTCAAGGTCTTCGCGGTTTAAATCACCGTAGTATTCCCACTTCTGGTATTGAGAACTCAAAACAGTTGTTGCACTTCTTGCTTTTAGTTTGTCTGTCTTTTTTTCATATTCAGCAACAGTTCTGACCGGTTCTTCCTGTAGTATTTTGATTATCTGTTCATCAAAATATCCGTCAACACCCAGCAAATCTCTTAATTCCCTGGGAAGGATTGTGTCTTTTTCCCAGATGTATCCAGCACGTTTGATATCTTCCCCAACATCCGGGTCCGGATACACATTCCATTTATCAACCCATTTTGACGCTGGTTTCATTTCTTCTTGTATTTCTAAGACTTGAACTTCCTGATCACCTTCTTGTTGTGGAACCCATGCTTTTCTTGTTGATTTGACAACATTTGGTCCCTTTATAATTCCAGTGCCTGCCCTGACTGCTGATCTGATAACTTTTCTTGATTCACCATTATAATCGCATTCTGTCAACTGGTCATCAATTTCAGTTTCCATAGCCTTCATTTTTTCTTTTGCTGCTTCCTGATCCATCCTTGCTACATCAGAAACTTTTACGGGCTCTTTGGTTTGTTTGTTTCTTAACGGCTGGCCGGTTTCCTTCATCTTTGCCGGACGATTATCCTTTAAACCCTTAACAATTGTTGCGACAGGAGTAACTTTTAATCCCCAATTTCTATCATCAACTGGGAGCTGGATATCAGAAAATCTTCCTTCGGCTGTCTCGCATTTCCCTCTGATGATATTAACAACAACTGTGCTTCGCTGCGGACCTTCCTGAACTGGTAAGAATGATTCTCCGGTTGCGTATGATAACATGCTTGGTGTTTCGTTTCCGTCAATCCCATCGAACAATCGCTCATCCTCTGACCATTTTCTTTCTATCCCTGAAGCTGCTCTGTACTCTACTGCAACATCACGTTTCTTGAGAAGAACATCAGCAAGGGCTTGAATACGATCCATATCGAGAGATTCTTCTTGAGAGTCATTTTCTTCTGCGTTGTATTCTGCTTGTTCTTCCATATTATATCCTTACCCATCTACAACCTAAAAAAACTTTCATCATCCACCTTATAAAAGGATTCGGTATATCGCCTTCTGATGGATGATACACAAACCCCATAGAAGATTTACTACCGAATAACCAACACTCCCATGTTTTTGATTGCTTTGGGATATTCAGGTCATAATTTATTTCTTGTTCTTCCATTATTGCGTTTTTCCTCAGTTTACTTTTAAAAAATAAAGTCTCCGGCCTACAGAGAAAAGTGTCTTTTGTTAAATATTTCAGTAAGTTGCAAAATCACTGTTTTGCCCTAAAAATAACAATTATAAGGTTGATTATAATATTTAATATTTCCATTTCATATCCCCACAACACAATCCAAGGCTTGATATCCTGGGTTTGGTATAAATACAGGTTTATTAATTCCTACAGGTTCTGCAAATGTTAAAGCTGCGGCATCTCCACCATCGGGGCTTTTTCCCGTACGTGACTTTATATCCTCTTTCTTTTCTAATATTTTCTGAGTTAATGATGTGTACTTAAATCCAGGAGCAACTAAATCAGATTGCAAATAATCGCTATCTGGTATTTGTGTTTCTTCTTCAGATTCGAGCCAATCGTTCATTTCACACCACATCTCTGCTCTGCGGTTCTTGTATTTTTCTTCATCGAGAGCTTTGTGACCAAAATTTATAAGGGTTACTCTACCTTTATACCCCATTTCGATTAACCTGTCATACATTCCAGATCCACCACCACGATCAATAAACATTCGGTCAACTGGTTCGTTGTCAAGTATTTTACGGGCAAGACCAGCTTTGGCCATATCATCAAGTTTTGCGTACTTCTCAAGCTTCCACATCTTTCGGCCCTGTCTGCGTATGAACGTGGTTAAGTCATCGCCTTCTCTTGCAGGATCACAACCAACAATATACGCTCCATAAGGCTCAACACCTTTGGTTTTTCTGCTCATTAACACTATTTCCGGCTGTATTAAAGCATTATGACCTGTAACCTGAAACGCTTCTGCTGCTGTAGCCGGGTACTCTTGCATAAAAAGTTTTGGGTCTTTGAGTTCTATAATTTTATTGCGCCGCCATACCATCTGCTCCAAGTCTTCAAGTCCATTATCACGGTAAGCCTCAAAATAAGCCTGTTCTTCTTTATCAAGCGTGAACCCTTCTGGAACTGGCTCCCGGTATTCATCTTGCCAGTACCATGGAACAAAGATTGCAATATATTTCCCTTTGCCAGCTGTGGCGTCTTGCCACATTTGATGAAACATATTGCCTAAACCATTAGCAGTACTCTCAAGTATAATTTCCTCTGCTTGTTCAGCTGCCTGGAGTACGCCTGTCCGTATTGAATCTGTGTTATTCCAGAATCCAACCTCGCTTCCGTGCAAGAAATCAATAGTATCTGAGCGTCCAACATCACCTGAACCTGCTGTACCAAGGCCATAAGCAGAATCAAGTTTGTCGAATACAAGTTCTTTACGATTTGAGAATGAAGTAGATGGTTTCAGCCTGGCCGGACAATGCTCATGAAATCGTTGAACCATCTTAAATAGATTTGACGTGGCATCTTCCATATGAGCTAAGATAAAAGTCTTAACGCCCTTTCTGTGCGTTGTTTGATGATAATATCTGCCGCCTACGTAAGTTGAACAACCTTGTTGACGGCCTTTGAGAAGCAGCGCTCGGACATATCCAAATTGTTCTTTTTGAGATTCTAATGTATTGTGGATATATTTTTGCGCCCGATTTAATAGAAAGGGGATTATCTTTTCTGGCTTACCTTCAATGATAGAAGACTTCTTAGAGCGAATTTTCAAACACTTAGCTGCATAATGAGGGTAGTCATCCTTCAACCGTTGCTTAATTTCTTTTTCTCTATCCGTCATCATTATACAAGATCCTCAAGGTCTTCTTCGTGTACTGACACCTTAATATCTTTTTTCTCAGCAAGCCCCAACTCTCTGGCTATAATAGTAGGATTAAGCAGGTCAGCAGCGGCCCCGGTAAACTTTTGATCATATATAACTTGTTCTGCTTCACGTATGATTCCAAACAAGTCCTTATCTTTTTTATAGTTTGCCCACGTCTCATCTGATATCCTTAAATAGAAACAAAGGCCTTGTATAGTCATGGCCCTGAGTTTTGTAACGTTAGTCCTGGTTATATCTCCAGCTGCATGGAATACTTTTTCTTCTAATAAGGGATGATCTTCGCACCATTTGAAATATTTAACGCATTCCTTCCAAAGTAAAACAGGATCAGAAAATATCTTATTGGCTCCATGTTTTGTCCTGAACTTCCAGAACTGATTGCCCGGTTTAAAATGCCATGGCTTTAAGATAGGTTTGGTTTCGGCTTTCTTTTTAGCTTTTACCATGTCTCTTATTCCTTTGATCTGATGCTTTAATATATTGGTATGCCGAACTATTCGAATCACAACTGCTCCAATTTAAATTTTGCTCTGCCTTTAATCGTGCGGATGCAGCGTCGTAGAGCTCTGTAAAAGTGCCTATGTAGTGTTGTTTTTTGTTCGCCATTAAATGTACATACCATTTATTAGCTTTTTTATTCCATGATACCCCTCTCACATCAGTATTGGTGCGGTTATGCAACAATTGTGAAAGATAACAACCACAGAATATAGCCAAATTTGCGTTTTCAGATGTTCCGAGTGTTACGGGTAGGGGTGTTTTTGCCTGTTTTAAATCGCCCATTATTAATACCACTCTTCTCTGATTTTAGGGGCCCGCCGTTCCTGAGCTGTCAACTTGTCAGTATTTGATGCCCACGAGGTTCGTCTCGGATTTCGGCACATTTGACAACTACAGACGGTATTATTCTTTCTCAGATATCCGATAGCTGTTTCGCCCCAAATACCACGAGCAAGCCGCTTTTTAGCTTTTAAATCGGCTGTATGTATCCGGTTACCTGTCATTTTAAACACCATACCCCGGCACTTTATAGCAGCCGAATGGTTGTCCTGGAATTTGTTTACCTTTAGGGAAAATTGGGTAATGTTCTGAGTCTGGAGAGTCTATTGCGCTTTGGTAAGATATGCTGTTGTGAAAATAAAAATAACTTGAATTTTTTAGATCCATTCTTGATGCCTTTCTATCGGTTTGTGCTAGTGCTTTCAAGGTTCTCCACAAAATTTTAAATATTTTTTGGATTATACCTATCCTACATTTGCACGGGTTTAATCCCACGTCAAGCATATTCTTTAGGAAATAGCAGCATTTAGGCGATAATCTATGCAATTAGTTTGTTTTCAATCTTATTCTCCTCTCATTGCCTGGCACTGGGTTTAATTGGGTTAGACTGGGTTTGTGTCTGTTATTAGGGTCTGATATTGTAAAAACCATGATAAATGAAACACATAAAACAAGGAGGTAGAAACCATGAACACAATCCAAGCACTTTCGATCCTGAACCCAACAGAAAAAACAGAAGCCGGTTTAAAATCAGCATACAGGGCAGCCTGCTTGAAGCATCATCCAGACAAGGGCGGAGACTTGGAAATTATGAAGCTTGTCAACGCTGCTTATGGCTTCTTGAAAAAAAGCGAATCATGGTGGACTGGAGAACAGGAAAGAGAAGCGCAAAGACAAACTCCCTTGACTGACACTATGCAGGAAATGATCAACCGCTTAAAGACACTATCAGGTATCAAAATCGAAATAATAGGTTCTTGGTTGTGGGTATCTGGCCAGACTTTTGATTTCAAAGTAGTTTTAAAGGATCTCAAGATGAAATTTTCCGGGAATAAAAAAGCTTGGT